CTTTTCTGTTCCGCTAAATAATGTTTACCTAACTCGTTAAGTGAATAACGAAATCTATTTTCATCAACAAGAGGAGCGGCGATCATGGTGTCAATAATACGACCATGAACTTTTAAACCCATAGCGTGTAACCAACCAACATCATACATCGCATTATGAAATATTTTATCGCAAGGTAATTCTAAAATCTTTTTTAATTGTCCAGTAAATATTTTTTCATCAAAGTTACCACCGCCTTCATGACGTAATGGAAAATAGCCGTGCCATCCATCAACAGATAAAGCTACACCTGCAACAAAACCTTTTTTAAATGGCCAGCCAGGACCAATGTTTGTATTTAAACCAACATCATTTGTTTCTAAATCAATTGCTATTTCTTTTGCTTGACTGAGATCGGGTAAGTTGTCGGGAGGATTCCATTCACTTGGTGGTTGAAACAGAGGTATTTGAGTCAAGGTATTTCCTCTGGTTCTATTCTTTCAATAGTTTGATGCTCTATCTCACCTGCGATAGCTGAATAACCTGCCATATCGACATAACAATCATCCGTGTGCGCATTCTTTAATCTTGCAATCTTCATTAGTAACATACAGATTGCAACATCATGAGCTGATATTTCTACATCTAAAAACGCACTCCATAACTTTGCTATGTTTTCATGATTCTTTGTTTTATCGCCGTAATCAATTGCACGTTGTCCTTCAACAATCTCCATTGCTTTCTTTAAAAAGTCACTTGTATATTTCACAGGAACACCTCTCTAAATTCTCTATTCGTTCTTGATCGAACAAGATACAAAGTTTCTTTAGCTCTTGTCAAGGCAACATAAAAAACTCTTCTCTCATCATCTTTATCTCTCCAATACGATTCATCTGCTTTACGTGATAGATCCGATAGTATCATTACATTATCTGCTTCTCCTCCTTTACTACCATGCACAGTTGATAACGTGATCCGTGGTACGGGATGCAAGCTACCTTCTTTACGTATAACGTCAGATACATAAGCTTTCTTGTATTCTGGTACTTTATCTAAAGCTTCATGCCATGAATATTCTTTAGGAACTCTTAAACCATTATGCTGTGTTAGTTGATCATAAGTAAATGTTGCATCTTGATCTATGCCTACTAAATTTTTATAGCCTTTCTCTACACCAGTGTTTGACCCCATGTGATAGTAAACATCTTTTAATGTATCGTGATCAATGTAGCTTCCTTGTTGTAACATCTTCCAACCACTAATCGCATTCATTAATCGTTTACCAATAGAACTCTTACCCGCCCGGTGATAATAATATCCTAATAATCGTAATTCATCTTCTACCTGATCTAAAAAATAATTTGTTCTACCAAGTATTAACCAGTTTCCAGTTTTTAAATGTTCAAAGTTTCGTCTAGGTAAATGAACAATCGTACCCTCTTCATCTTTTGGTGACCATTTTTTTTGTATTCTATTCTTAACTCTATTAATTAAATTCACAGCACGCTGTTGTATCTTAACAGGTAATCTATATGATTTATTAAGAACTATTCTTTTACCTTCTTTGTTTAATAAATATTCACTTTTAGCACCAGCCCATTGAAAGATAGCTTGATCATCATCGCCTGCAATGTAAACACGTTTTGCTTTTTCTGCTAATTTATCTACCATTTGCCATTGAATATATGAAAGATCTTGTGCTTCATCTATAATTAAAACATCGAGCCGTGGTGCGATATCCTCTTTTAAAAATTCGACTATCATGTCAGTAAAATCATATTTATATTTACGCATAGATCCAAACTTATAATCATGAAGCGTCTCGCCTATTAATTTTAATTTGGGCCAACCACCTTGCATATGACCACTCTTTTGAAATTGATCGTAGAGTCTTGCACCATTTATCTTAGCCATGTCTATGACTTTCATAAACTTATCGTTAGGTGAAGATACGCCGTAACCAAGCACTTCTCCATTTGGATTAGTTAGCTTAACTTGTAATTGTTGTGATACAAAACGATAGTCTTCATCATTCATAACATCTGATTCTGCTAAACCTAAGGCATGAAAAGCTAGACTATGTAATGTTCTAAAATATTTAAAATCATCAGTATCTTGTTTTGGAAAATCACGAAGAGCTCTTTGTAAAGCTTCTTGTGCTGCTTTCTGTGTAAAAGCAAAGTAACCTATTTTATCAGGAGATGTATTCTTTAATTCTTTTGCAACTACTTCATTTAACAAGTAAGTTGTCTTACCTGTACCTGGAGGACCAAAAATTAAATTAATCATTAGAAAGGTGTCTCTTCATTTAATTCTGGTTTAGGGTGTAAGTATTGATCTTTGTCCATTTGTGCAAACTCATTTGGTACATACCATACTCTACGAACTTTACCACTTAAACGTATGGACTCACTATCACCNTTTAATCCTCTAATACTTGTTACAATTTGTGTGCTATTAAATGTTTTAAATTGTTTCTTTGTAAGAAATTCTACAAGAGCTTCTAACCTAAAATATATTTTATCATTTTTATGTAATGCTTGACCTAATCGTAAACCNTCAAAATCTACTGCATCTCCTTGGTCCGTGATAAATTCTTCAAGTAACTCATAAAATCTTCCTGTAGCTGTAACCTCTAATGGCATTTGTATTATCTTAACATTAGATAATAATTGTTGTAGTTTCGTGGTCCAGTCTTTTGGATTCAAAGAATTAGGTAAGATATTAATTCTACCCATACAAGCTTTACGAAATAAATTTTGGTCATACAATTCATTATTAGATAAACTTAATCTTTTACCATCTACAGTAATAAACCATTGTGATTCATCTGATTGGTACTTTGTTAAATCATCAAATTCATTATCAAAATCATCACCAATACCAAACTTACGAATACGACACACACTACTGTTACAAAATTGACACATAGGTTCTACCTTACACGTGTAGTTGTAATCTTTTTCTGCATGTTGATTTATTGTTTTTGTAACTTCAGCCATGGATAATTTTTTTGCCATNTATCTTTCNTTAAACTCATTAACTTTATCTTGCCATTCTTTTGGAAATTTTTTCTTGGCATATACTGCATAATGAAATAGTACGTTGTCCCTACCACCCTCTTGTACTTTTTGAGACATAAGAGTTTCTAAGCAGGGTGGACCATCTGACATCTCTTTAAAATTTTTCTTTTTTGAAAGTTTTATCTTTTCAAATTCTTCTTTAGATACTCTATACTGAGTAACAAGATCGAGAAACTCGTCCAAAGTAGCTGCACTGCCGTCATCAAGAAAAGCATACCTATTGTTATCAGTACCACCAAAGTAAGGGAGATTGAGGAAATTGCCAACATCTCCACGTTCTTTTTCAATCTTTTCTTGTTTAGGAAATATTTCAGAGCCTGCATAACCTAACTCTCCAGATATCTGTTGTAGTTTTTGGCGCATAAGTTTAGCAGGTATAAACGATTTTACAAATGAAAATATATGAGCACCACCACTTTTTGATCGACATACAATCAAAGGAAACTTTTCTTTTCTAATTTTATCTACAATTTTTTTATGATCTAAAGGATACATATCAATATCTATGCATCCCCACTGACATTCATTGTCATCATTAATAGGGATTATTCCTAAACTATTAACACCAGATAAGTGTTCTTCCCACAAACTATCTGGTTGAGGGTGTAGTCTTACGATTCTAGACTCACCTGTTTGCTTACCCTTTTCATTTACATCACCTTTGATGTAACAACCATGAGCACGCTCTTGTCCCTTAAAAACTTTCTTAAAATTCTCCATAAATTAAAAAGGCGCCCGAAGGCGCCTACCTTTTTAATATGGTGAATCTTTTTTAGTGTCAGACTCTATCTCATGTTTAACTTGAGTATCGCCNTTATCAACACCAATTGAAAANTCTTTAGCCATTGCGTAAAGATCTTTGTCTTTTTCAGATAAAAAATCTTTTGCTGTAATGTCCCATCCAAACCAAAAACCTTGATCGTTTTCTTCTTTTATAGTTTTTAAAGTATAAAATTTTGAAAACATAGGTGGTGTGAATAAACCATTAGCACCTTCCATTTTTACAGTAGTCATCATCGTATTCCATTTACGAGATTTTTTTAACTGAGTTGCTTTCATTGTTATGACCGCAGGTTCAGCTACACTGTCTTTAATGACAAGTACAAAATGATTTGCACATGTTTCAACATAATTACCATTCTCTAATCGATCTTTGTTTAACTGATCTCTAGTAGTTTTAGTAAGTATGTCACTACCTGCAGGATATATATTTACAGGTGCTCCCAAACTTTCTTTACCTCTGTCTTTCCACTCGACATATTGTCTTGTGTAAGCACAAGGTATAACAGTGATACCATCTTTGCCTTTAACAAACTCATTAGTAACATTGTTATAAATATCTCCAGGCTTTGCATTTTCTAAATCTTCTAACTCTTCTGATAAAGGCTGTAACACTTTTAATCGTGGTGTCGCCTGATCAGATTCTGACATAGATTCAAAACCTTTTGATTTATCTTCTTCAAACATACTTGAAAAAGGTATAATTTCTGCAGTTTTCTTTTTACTCACAGCATTATTCATATTTACCTCATTATTTATTTTTTACTCAATTTAGTCTTTGAACCAACAAAGACGCCAAATTTGTCCATGGGTATTTCGTTACCATTAGTAACTTGCTCACGAACAAAAGCCTTTAGGGTCATAGGTTCGACCCAAACCTTTTGTTGAACCGGTAAACCCAGTTCCGAAACCTTGTGTTTAAAATCTTCTGCTTTATCATCTTCGCCTCTACCAAAAGAAGCTGACAATTGATTCTTAATTAAATCACCATGTCCGTGGTCCCTGAGCCAATTAAAAGCATCCTCTTTATACTTTGCAGGTATAGAGGCATAAATAGCTGGCACCACTTCTAGTTTAGAACCATCTTTTAATGATAAACTTGTTAAATTCATTTCGTTCATTTTTTCTGGTATAACTTCTTCACTAATCTTTCTTGCATCTTCTTTAACTTTCTTTAACGCTTTCTCAAGCATAGCAGACTCGTCATCTAATGCAACTAACTTTTGCGACAACTCACTTATCTCTTTTAGTGCATCATCTTTAACGTCAATTTTTACGTCCTTTTCAAAATCAATCATCTATTTCTCCTTTCTCAAATAGATTAAACCTAACAGGATAATATTTAAATTCCATCCTATCCCATTTAAGGCATTGTATTCTACCACGATTTACATCAGATGCAATAGCACATGCTATTCCCATAGCAACAGGATCACCCATCAACAAAAGATAATCATCATCGCAGAAATCTTTAAGTTTTCTTGCGCAATTTATTTACTGTTGGTTGTGAACTTAATACTACTTGATTACCTTCAGGTAATAATAATTTAAGTTCGCCAAACTCTTTTGCTGAAAGAATATTTCTACCTGTAACTTCCTGAACTACATAAACCGTCATTCTTTCTGACCTCCAGATAAACCTTGTGTAAACATAAAGCAAGCATTATATATTAAATTAGAAATAATAATAGGTTAGTAATGGATTATAAGTTTAAAACAGAGCCATACGAGCATCAGTTACAAGCATTAGGTGCATCGCATAACAAAGAAAACTTTGCTTTATTTATGGAAATGGGCACAGGTAAATCAAAAGTTTTAATAGATAATATAGCCATGTTACATGATAAAGGTAAAATAAACGCAGCTTTAATTGTTGCACCTAAAGGTGTTTATAGAAATTGGGAAAAACAAGAAATACCAACACACATGCCGGAGCACGTTCCTTATTCAATTTTAGTATGGAACTCTTCTTCAACTAAGTTTTTAAAAGACTATGCAAAGTTTATTAAAGACCAAGATAGACTTAAAATTTTTTTAATTAATATTGATGCTTTTAGTACATCTAGGGGAACAGAAATTTGTAAACGTTTTTTAACAGTAACTCAATGTTTAATGGCCATTGATGAATCCACAACCATAAAAACACCAACAGCAAAAAGAACCAAAACCGTTTGTAAAATGCGAACTTTAGCAAAGTATAGAAGGATATTAACAGGATCACCAGTAACAAAAAGTCCATTAGACTTATATACTCAATGTTACTTTCTTGATCCAGAGCTATTAGGCTTTGCGTCTTTTTATTCTTTCAAAAATAGATACGCCATTATGATTAGTAGAAGTGTAGCGACGCATAGTTTTAAACAAATTGTTGATTATCAAAGACTAGATGAACTTGAACATAAACTAAATCAATTTTCTTATCGTGTTTTAAAATCCGAATGTTTAGACTTACCAGAAAAGATTTACACAAAACGATATGTAGAAATGACATCTGAACAAAAAAAAGCATACGTAGAAATGAAAAATTTTGCCATATCTGTTTTAGAAAAAGAAACAGTGACAGCTGCAGGTATTTTAACACAAATGATAAAACTGCATCAAATAACGTGTGGCCATTTAATTACGGATGAAGGTAAAACAATAGAATTAAAAATAATAGAATAGATGAGCTTCTTAATTTATTGGAGGAAACAGATGGAAAAGTTATTATTTGGGCGATATATCGTCATGACATTAAAAAAATTGAAGAAATNCTTGCAAAAAAATATGGAAAAGATAGCGTTGAAACTTACTATGGTGACACAAAAGATAGTGAACGACAGCCTATTGTTGATCGTTTCATGGATAGCAATGATAATCTCCGCTTTTTTGTGGGAAACCCAAAAACTGGTGGTTATGGGCTCACTCTTACTTCTAGTCACACTGTTGTGTATTTTAGTAACAGTTATGATTTAGAAACACGTTTGCAATCAGAAGACAGGGCGCATAGAATTAGTCAAAACAAAAAAGTTACTTACGTAGATCTCATAGCAGAAAAAACAGTAGATGAAAAAATAATAAAATCACTTAGAAATAAAATTAATATTGCAACAAAAGTTTTAGGAGAAGATTTTAAAGAGTGGCTGNTTTAAGTCCGCCATATATAATTTCNTCTTTAGTTACATATACTAAATTTACTTTTAATTTTTTTTGTAGGGGAGATAATATTCTTCTTATAAAATGACCTTTGTGCCTACCGGTTTTTCTTATTGATTGTGTTTTAACATCAAATAAATGGATTTTACCTTTTGGTGAAATAGCAATAATATCTACTGGGCATTGTCTATGTAGTGGAGTAAAAACAAAAAAACCTTTTTTTAAAAGATCTGTAATAACGAGTTGCTCGCTTACGACTCCTTTAATCTGTTTTAAATTCATCAATTAGGATTTCTATTTTGGTTTCTAGCCTAATTATTCTTTCTTTTATTTCAGGTATGTCTTCTAAAATAGCTTTTTCCATCATTACCTGTTTTGATTC